GCTGTAAATTTATCAACTGTGAAAGTTTTTAAATTATCCGATAAAGCCAAATCTGTGACACTTCCAGCTGTTGGGTTTATTTGATAATTACTTCCACCCATGTGGTTAATTATAATTTTTTGTCCTACTTTTGGATAACCTGTAAATTGTAATGCTTTGAATTTAAAAGTTGAAGATGCAGTTATAGAAAATGTTCCAGCTACAACGTTTTCATATGTAATTGTGTCATTTAAATAATTTACAGATAATGGTTCTACATAAGAAATAGTTTGTCCACCATTTCCTACTGTGACAAAATTTTGAGTAGACGTTTGAATCACATCTATATAACTTGATGTGGCAGCTGCAACTATTCCAGTCGCATTAGAACCAGCTTGTGTTATTTTGTCTGAAATTTTAGGTGCTTCTATTTCAGTAGAATGTGAAAATACTGTAAAATACTTATCGTCTGATATTATTGCTGAAGTGTTTGCTCTTGCAGTTAATCCAGTTGGTGTTATAGCTAAGTAATCATTTGCAGTGACATCATAAATTATTACATACTCAGTTATTTGATTATTTAAAAATGTACCAGATACAGTTATACCAACAAAAGGATTTGGTTGAGTTAGTGAATCTGTTTTATTTAAAGTGACAGAAGCAATTAAATTATTATTTGAAACTAAACGTTGTTCTAATCTAAATGTGTTTCCAGATCTTCCTGAAAATGTACCAGTTCCATTTAATAATGCATTAACTGATTGATATACGTTTCCAGATAATGCATAATCTACAACCCCTGTGAATGTGCTTCCAGTTGGTTTTGCAATTGTGACATTCTTAATACTATTTGAGCTAGCACTCGAAAGAGTTAATCTTTGAATATCTTTAATAGTATAAGCACTAATTGGTTCTTGTGGTACGTTATCAACAAAAGCAAGAACATTACTTTCAAACCCTCCAGGAATTTCCTGTGAAAGAACATATTCTCTCTGTGTACCATTTCCAACGAATTCATCTCTTGGACGAATTTGAGTTGAGAGTGGTGATACTGTTGATGAACCAATATAAGCCATTTTTTATTTTTTCTTAGTTTATTATACGTCTTCTAAAACACTTGCCACAACATCAACTGATGTAGCTGTGTTTGAAACTACTTTTAAAACTTCGTTTGCTTTTAATACTATTTTTTGTCCTGATATAAGCTGCAAAGTTCCACCTGCTGGAACTGGTGCATTCTTAACAAGATAAAAATCTGACCCTGATGAAGTTATATAAGCATCAACTTGAATAGCTGCATTTATTTTATTGCATACATCTAATTCAATTACGATACTTTTTTTATTCGCAGGTGTTGTGTATATAGTTGCAGGGGAAGTTCCTACGTCTCTTGCAAGACCATTTGTAAATACATTTGCCATTCTATTATCCTAGTGCGATTGTTATAGCCAAAGAAAATCCACGTGCTTCATTAATACCAGCAACTAAATCTGGTTGAGCATTATCGAGTAATGCTAAATCACCAATATAATCTTCTTGGTTATTAGTTTTTGTAATTACTTCATTCGTTTGAACACGCCATTGATCGAACGTATTCGCCTGAGATACAGTATTTACAACTGCTTGTTTTGCCATTGTTTATTTTCCTTGTACTATTTGTTTTAAAATATTCTTAATTTCTGATATATCATTCTTAAGACTATTTATTTCATTCTCTATTGTTCTTGAACGAAGACTTGCATTCTCTTGTATTCTCTTGTATTCTTCGTATTCAGAATTAGATGTGTTAATTACTGCTTGTGTATGAACGTCCCTTTTTAAACTAGGATGATCTTTCACTTTAACAAATTTCATATATTAACTATAAGCAATTACTCTTAAATTTTTAACTTTTGGTATATAAACAGGGTTTGTTGATTTAAATACCAGCTTAATCTGTAAGTTTTTAAATGCAGCAATATTCTCTAATGTAGCAATTCTTTCTCTAAACACATCTAATGAGTCTTTTGATGTAATAGGTAAAGTTATTGAATTAAATTTTAACGTATTTAAATTTACTTCATCGTTCCAAGCACGATAATAAAGAGTTAAATCTGTATCGTTTGGTATATTTGCGTCAAATATAACTTTAATATTATTTGCAGGGTTTGTTAATGCTAATGTACGAGTTATATAGTTAGCTAAATTTGTAGATCCTGTTGGAGCATAATCATCAACAAAAGCATCATACTGTTGTATTTTCCAAGAAGCTAATGATTTTCTTACAGCCATTACTGTCGAAGTAATTGCTACTGTAGCATTTGCTGCAATTGTAATTGAACCAGAAGCAACAGCAGTGACTGTTCCAACTACTTTTTTCTCTAATCTTTGTGCTGTTCCACCATCTGGTGTCACTACATCATATAATGTTGAAGATACAATAATATCACCTACTGAAATTCTTGATGTATTATCTGCTGTTGATGAAATAGATGTGCTACTCACAGAAGAAGTTTGAAGACCCTCTAAATTAAATTCTAAAAAGTCATTAACTACATCAAGGAACATAGTGTTTGTTGTAGGAATAGCTACAAATGGTCTATCTAGTGTAATTGTCACTTTATTTCCATCTGCTGAACCTGCGTATCTATCTAAACTAAATTCTTCAGCTACATTTGCTATTTCATAAGTTCCATCTAATTTATTTGTGTAAATTCCTGTTAAAATTAATTCTGCCCCAATTTGTGTATTTGCTAATAAATTATCAGCAGCATCAATCCATGTCACTAGCTGACCATTTCCTGCAGCATTATGAGATAATTCAACTACTGGTCTTGCGACTATTTTATAAGCAACACCACTTGCATTTGTTGCAAGAGCATTTGCAGTTAATACGATTGTAGTTGCATTCGTAATTGCAGAAATTACACCAATCGCAGTATCTCCAACACGAATAGTATCTCCAACTCTTGCTTCAGTTGTAAATGATGTACTTGTACCACTTACTGTAGTTGAAGATGTGCTTGTAGTTATCGTTCCTGTTCCTGTAATAAAAGTATCTGAATCTACTACTGTGTTATTGATTAATATATTTCGATTATCAACACCAGAAACATTTAAGTTAGTTCCAGTTTTATTATCTATTGAATTTGAAATAGCATAGATTGATGATTTTTGTAAATCAATTACAGGTGATATATTTGGATTAGTTGATCTTAATTGAGCACGTATTTTTAAACTTGGTCTCTTTAATAAAGGAGACGTTGAAAGCAATACTTGGTTCTCATAAGATTTAATTACTTTTCTACTTGTGAAATAATAGTTTTCATTTGCAACCATTGGTAAGAAATCAGTAGGTGTGCCAGCAGCATCTGAAGCAGAAACAAAATAGTTTATACTTGTATCTGTAAAGATTAAATCGTTAGTTTTTAAATAAATGGCATCTACGTTTAATTGACGAGAACATAAAATATTTGTTCCACCAACATTTGATTTTACAAAGTTAGCAGTTGTTCCTGTTAATAAACTTACAGCATTCGCATCAGTAGTTTGTAATTGTATCATGAAAGAATCTTTAGTTAATCCTTCAGCTAATACTAAATGAGATCCATTTAATAATGTGTGCGGTGCGCCATTTGGTGAAGCTGCACCATAAAGTCCTGGAGCAACACCTGATATAATTGCAACATCATTAAAATTAAATCCATGATTTCTAGCTTTCACTCTCACATGTGGTGTTGATGGAGTAAATTCGAAAGGATTTTCATCTAATGTGAATGTAATTGGTGGATTAGCTTTTAATTCAACATCAGCAACAACACTTGTATCAAATGTACAAGAGTATAATTTAAATTTCATATCCAATAAAGGATTAATTTTATATTCTTGTGAATTTTGTGATAGATATAAAGATCCAGTTAATGGTTGTTGAGTAATGATGTTTGTGGTAATTAAATCCTCTTCTCCTAATTCAGAAATAAATATTTTTGCTCCTGGCTCGTCAGTTCTTACTACGATAGCATAAGTTTCATTATCTTGTAAATATACAGGTGCTAAAAATTTAAAGTTAGTTGCAGCTAAACCATTTGCTGATACATTAATCTCAGAAGGAGATTTAGTCACAGTTGTAAATGGAACTACACGTGAAGATGGTACACCATTATTAGTCACTCTTAATTCAACAATAATAGGTCTTGCTCCTGCTTCTTCAAAATATAAATCTACTGAAGAAACGAAAGCACCACCTTTTGATGAAACTATAAACGTTTGTGCTACAGGATCATGTCCTCTTTGTATTGTGTAAAGAAGACGAGTAGTTGTAGTAGTACGTCTTGATGGTATTTCTTCGAAAACTCTATCTTGTACGTATCTTACATCTCTAGAATTTACAATAGTTCTTTCTTTACTTAAAGTTGTCCCAGATGCAATATAAGAAGAAGATCCTTTTGAATCAAAATCTTGATCGTTATTTGAAATATTATCAATTAATTTAAATGCTCTTTCTCCAGTTCTAAATCTATCTGCTGGTATATCAAACACACAACAAACTGAACCATTAGAATCGGTACGAATTGAATCACCAATTGCTTTCATTGTAGGAGCGATTGAAGAATCAGTTCCACCATTAATTGAAGTTATTGTCACACGATTCTTAGCACCAGATCCTATATCAACTTCCCCAGTTAATACATCACCAATAGCAAATCCATTTTTAATATTAATTATTGAAATATTACGAACAGTTGCTGATGTTTGTGGTCCTTCGAAATTAGCAATACCACTTGCTTGTAATCTTTGTAATCTAGCACCATCTCCTGCTGGGTATGCTGCAGTTGAGTAAGAATCAAATGGTTCAATTAATGAACCATTAATGTTTGCTAATGTTATTGTTGTTCCAGCTACTGCTATAACTTTAAATATTCTTAAATTTAATTGTTTTGAATGATTACTTCCAAAAGTAGTAATAGTTGAAGTAAAATTATTTTCAATTATAGTTGAAACGACTTGAGGGTTTGCTCTTACAGCATTAAAATTATATAAATGAACATGATGTCCTGGATTTATTCCTGTTGCAGATGATACAGTTAATGTAAATGATGATTCCCCAAGAGCATTAGTTATATGATTAACTGTTTGAATTACAACTGGTGTATGTACTGAATTTTTTAGTATATCACCAAAATAAAATGCTGGTTGAAATACACCTTGAGAATCTGTTCTTGCTAAATCATCTGAAAGAACTGTTTGAATAGTTTGTTGAACATTAAAGTTTAAATCAGCAGCACCACCAACTTTTGTCAAACGGAATACATCTGCTGGTTTAACATAAGAAGAATCTACTCTTATACCATCAAAGAATCCATAAAACTTAGTATCTGGTTTTAAGTTTCTAGCAATAATTGATACAGTTCTTGGACGAATAAAAGGTATATAAGAAATATCTACAACACGATCGCCATAATTTATTTGATTTACACTTCCTGATAATGATGTTTGAATTCCTTCACGTGACTGAGTCCCTGTTTGAGTTGTAATTGTTTCTTCAAAACCTGCATTCCAAGTTTCAAATTGTCTTACTTGATCTGTTGAACCAGTCCAGTTATAAGACCACTCATTCCAGTTTGTGCCAGTGACACCAATTTGTTCACCTAAGAATCTTATAGCATCATAACCATTATCGTCATTTACATTTAAATCTGGTCTTCTATCAGTTTCTTTCCAAAAGTCTCCTTCAGGTGTTAATTCAATCTCACCTTTAAATGCACCAATCTTATAAGGATTTACATCAATAGTTCTTGAAGCATTTGGATTAAAAATAAATGATGATTCAGTATATGGTAATGTAATTAAGTCATTTGTTCTCTGATAATCTCTACTTGCTCTTTGCGGACCAGAATCTAAGTTTTCAATAATATCTAAAGCATCTGTAAAGTGCATTGGTCTTAATTCTCTTTTTGCACTATCAACTGCAATACGATAATCAGGATGTTGAACGTTTCCTATACCATGACCTGTAAATTGATCTACTAAGAATCCATTTTTAAATCTATCTAAGCCACTTGTAGCTGATTTAATACTAAATGTTGATGTTTCTTTTTCTAATAAATTTAAACTTGTGTAATATTCTAAATTTGAAAGACGTCTTTCAAGGAAACCAATATCACGCATTGTGTATCTACGATTATCACGTTTAAATATTTGTACATCTGATGCTCGTTTAGTGTAAGCTGGTAAGAAAACTGTTCCTAAAATTAATCCTTCTTTTGGATCTTCTGGTTGTTTTGGTTCGAATGCTGGTACTCCTGTAAGAATAGAAAAATTACCAACACTGTCTAAAATTAGTTTATCCCAACGTGGTAGATAATTTGCAATACTTGTATTGAAATCTGTACCAATCTTTGGTATATTTGGTGTGAATGTATTTGCACCAGAAATTACTGGACGATAATCAATAACATCATGTAATGGAATTGTAGTTGTTGTACCATCAGGATTTGTTATTTTAAATTCTGGTATATCTTCATAAGGTATAGATGAATAACTATCAACACTGAAATAGTTTCCTGTACTACTATAAGCAAAATATCTATAAACTACTTGTATAGCACCAGTTGGTATTCCTACACCATCTTTTAATACCAATGCACCTTTTTGATAATGAGATAATCTTTGTCCTGAATCTAATGTAAATCTATTAGTTATATTAATTGCACCAGCTGAACTGTATGAATTGTAGTTTCCTGGAGTCATAAAAACAGAAACTATTTCACAAACATCAGCATGATCTAATAAAATAGATTTACCAGTCACAGCTAACGCAGTTGTGATAGTTTGTGTATATGAAGTTTTTGTTTTAATTTTTTCTCTAGCACTTACACCATTTTGAAATATGCTTGTTAAAAGTGTATAACTTCTTGAACCTGTTAATCCAGTAATTGTGATAGTTTTACGATTTGATTCGCTATCAAAAGAAATTGCTGCAGCAGTTAAATTTACAACTGTTTTTGCTACATTGTCAAATAATGTATAATTCGATAAATCTGTATCTGTTAAGAAAAATTCTGTGGCTTCTGTTAATGTATGAATCCAATCACCACCAGCAGTCGACGTTGCAGTTATTGTACGTCTTACAGTTTGAGTAGAAGAAAGTACAGTATCTTGAAGAGTTGCTGCATCTAAACCACGTAAAGTTTTTGTATTTTCAATTCCTGTATTGAATACTAATGATTGAAATTCAGGATTATAAATTGGTGATGAACCACGAGCATAAACCACACCTGCGTAAGATGCCGAAAAGTTTCTATCAATCGTTAATGAAGTTGGTGAAGCTATTGCATCTACAAATCCAACAAATGTATTTGATGTTGTAAGAACTACAGCATCTCCTATTTTATATTCATCTTGAAATCTTGTACCAACACCTGTAAGTGTAGCAGCACCAGAAGTGCCTGATACTGTACCGATTAAAGATACTGGAGTTGTTGTTTGATCTACTTGTGCGAAAAATCCAATTGGGTTAGTTGCACCAACATCTGATATCCATTTTACATCTCTCTCAAAATTATAACCTGACTCTAATTTAAGATCAAATAAACCAAGTTTAAAAGTTGGAGAAGAATAAGAAGATGAATGTAATTGAAACGATTTAATTCTAGCAGTTCCGATTAATCCAGTTTTGTTTATATTAGTTGTTGTTCCGATTGTTGGTGGAGTAATATGATTATCAATACCAGCCCAAAGATATATTATTCCAAATGTGCTTATTGGTGGAAGTCCTTGTACTGAATTGACTAATATATGATTTCCTACAGTTGTTCCGATAGGTTGGTCATCTAATCTTGATATGTGTCCGTTTTCGACATTGTTAATTGGTCTTGCTCTGTTTATACTTAAAAATCTAGTTGAAATTGATTCAACTTCATATCCTTCAATATATGCTTTTCCTGGATCAACAGCGATTGCTACTTTATCGTTGCTTCCATATGTAATTCCTGCAACTGGAGTTGCTGGAGCAGTAGGAAATACACCACCATTTGTGCCAGTGTTTAAATGTTCTCTAGATGTAAGATTAAATTTATTTACTTCATAAGAACCAGATTCATCAAATGTTCTTCGAGCAAAAGTTTTTTCTAATTCAGCATAAGAAGTTTTATCAACTTTATGTAATAATGAACCATCTTTTAAACGTAATAATTCTATAAATTTAATTGTATCTGTTGTGTTTAAAGTAAGTCTTTTTAAATTAACTGAAACTTTATATCTATGTGCTCCTGGAGCAGCAAAGTTATTCGAACCTTGTGCGTTATCATTTAATGTAGCATCTTGTTCTGGTGTGATTACTTCTTCTATTACTTCAAATCCTAC